GAACGACTCCGTAACTTCCGTGAGCTAGGTAAACACTACCTAGGTGCTCAGTTTGGATGGAAGCCGTTCCTGGGAGATCTTAGGAAACTTCTGCTAGATCAGCAGAAGATCCAAAAGCATCTTAACCAGCTCTTGCGTGATAATGGTAAGCCTGTCAGACGTAAAGTCATCTTGTCTGACATGTCTTCTGATCCGGTGGTTGAGGACGGAGAACCATGGGGTTACACATATCCCATGGGTTACTTCTATCCTGGTAAACCACCTCGATACAGACAGACAACGGTGTTGACCGATAAGGTGTGGGCGTCAGCCCGCTTCCGTTATTGGCTTCCACCGGGGCCCCAAGATATCGTATATAAACGTCGGCTACTTGCCGGCCTGTATGGCCTGGACTTAACACCCAGCGTCATATACAACGCGATACCTTGGTCCTGGTTAGTCGACTGGTTCAGTAACGTCGGAGATGTCATCGATAATCTCGATGCCGGCGTCGCTGATCGACTAGCAGCAGACTACTTCTATGTGATGCGCGAAGTAAAGAATGTACGGTCTCGTACCGTAAATATCTCTTACCAGCGTAGAACAGGAGAAGAAGTTCCTGCAACAGGTACCTCCTTTAACTCGTCTAGATACTTTACGAGGTTAAAGGGTGATCCATTTGGATTTAATACCAATGAGCAATCGCTCAGTGGTATGCAGTTGTCGATACTTGGGGCACTAGGCCTGTCCCGAATTAGATAGCTGATCATCCAATAATAATAATCGCTAACTAACTATAGGAGCTTCTAGTGCTAAGTGATCCTCAGTCGGTAACCATCAACGCGGTTGCGACCTCTCTGCCGAAGACCCAGAATGGGACGACGGCAAATGTCTACACCTCGGCTGATGGCAATACCTCCATGACTGTTAAGCAGAACGCAACCGCGTCCCGCTTTCGTCGTGAAGTCCGTCTGTCGCAGAAGAAAGTTGCGGCAGATCCCATTTCCGGTGTTAATAAGGAATTGGGAGTCAGCGTGTATCTCGTCATGGACGAGCCGCGCGCTGGCTTTTCGGACGCTGAGATCGGTTATCTCATCGATGCCTTGAAGGCTTGGTTGACTTCAACCAACTACAACAAGGTTCTCGGCGGCGAGTTCTAACACAGTGTTGCTCCTTGGAGCAACTCTGGTTGGGACTTTCCTGCTCGGTTTTCTCGCGAAAACCGCGCTGAGATAATTCCGATACAACCGGAGTTAGCCTAGACGGTCCTGTGTCCTCTTCTAAAGGAGGTTACAGTGAAAAGACCGACCATGCTCGTCAAGGCCATACTGGTTCAAGCCAGTTTGGACCTAGACTTGTCCGTAGAACGCGACGTCTCCTGTGTGGAGCGTCGTTATCGAACTGAAGGGTTTTCGTTTTTATCGATTACCCTTCCCCAGTTATCCG